TCATAACCTTAAACCATCACTCAATCATCTTATCATCTTGATATGGAAATTGCTGGTCAGAGGATAGCATCCACTTTAAATCGTTTGTCATTTTAATCCTTTTGTTTATGCCAAAAAATGGCAGTACCCCAGTTTATCAAAGTCACTGGGGTATGTCAATAGCTTTTAGACTGGTTTTCCCTTGCCAATAGCTAGGTAATTAATTGTAATTGGTGTTGATTTTTTCTTATCAATAGGTGCAAATCTTTTTACTCTAATAGTGCAACCAGATTCGTTAATATTTGTAACCCAAGCCGTTGCATAAATTTCTTCTGCATTATTTCTAAAGTTAATTGCTGGAATAACTAAAACATCAGAAGAAGCAAAAGGTGTGGAAAAAGTAACAAGAGTCTTATCAATGCTTTCTTTACCTGCAAGATTAACAACTGTTTTTCCAGTTAACATTTGAACATAGGTTGTTGATGCCATATGATCAGCAATCATGTTAATTTTGGATTTTCCAGTTACCGACTTTACATCTTTTGATGTTTGATTAATTTCGGCAACTAAATCATTCAACCAGTTATATGTTAAAGGATTTCCATCACTTAGTTCGCTTACAGCCATTACTTAGATTTTTCCTCTTTGGCTGGAGTTTGAAGAGATGCAATCTCTGCATCTTTTGCTTCAATAGCCTGTTGTGCCTGTGCTTTAAGTACAGCCATTTGTGTTTCATATTGGCTAGTAATTTGACCAATACGATTCTGTAGTTCTTGAACAACTAGTTCAAGGGTCTTATCTTGTGACATTATTTCTCCTTTGTGTCTTTTGTATATTATAGCATTATGATTCTAATGCTGCAAGCCTATTTTCTAAATCTTCAATCTTTTTAATAGATTCCTGTAAGGCTCCAACTAAATAAGGAAGCATTCTAACTTGCATAATATGCTGATAATCTGGATCTCCGTTTTCATTTATGGCATCCTTTTCCCCCTCAATAGCCTCTGGAATAATTTCCTGTACCTCATGAGCAATAAAACCTAGTTGGTTTGTGTTTTCTTTGACAGCTATTTCGTCAAATCTTACTAATCTTAAAGAAGAAATTTTATTTATAAAGTCATCATCTGCGGTTCTTATATTTTCTTTAAGTCTGTAATCTGAACCAGCAGCAAAAGATGGGGCAACTGTTGTGCTTAGTGGAACAGAAATGTATCCAGTGTTTGACATAGTTGCATTAGCAGTTAATGATCTAAGGAACTGTATACCTCTCCATGCACCAGCAACATAACCAGAGGTAGCAAAAATAGAAGAGTTGCTTGCTGTTCCGTTTCTATGAGCCCAAACCCAGCCAGTGTTATTTATTACAACTCCAGCAGTTAAATCAGCTGCCGTTCCAGATGTTCTATTCCCTACATATAAGGGTCCTCCAAGCTCTGTGCCACCACCACCTGGTTGAATATACATAACATCTGGAGAACCATCGATTGCTGAAACAGCAGATAATCCAACATCACCTAGTCTTGTTTTACCCAAAACAATGTTTGGACCAGCAGAACTTCCATATTCTAAACCTACGTCAGATGTGACTGAAGTAAATACATAATTCTCAATGTTACCAGTGTCCGTGTAAGCTGTTGAGTCTGCAATTAAATATGGAGTGCTTAATGGACCAATAGTTCCAGACTGTAAGCCATATGTTCCATTAGCTATTGATGTATTATAATTTGTAACAGTAATTGTTGTTGAGGTTGTAGAGCTTACTACAACGTCCATTGTATTTAATGGAGCCACATCTGCAGATAATCCAGAAATTGTTACTGAATCACCAGCAGATATTTGTTCTGGATTTGGATTTACAGTATAAATGATTGTTTTCCTTGGTGCATTTCCTGAGATAGCAACGGAGGTAATAGTTACTGGATAAGATAAAGTATAACCAAGTCCTGTAGAATATATTGCATAGCTTCCATCCGATGAACTTGGTCTTGTCTGGTAACTTGTTTCAACTACATTTATTCTATTAAAAACCCCTATAGAGTCAAGGGTACTGTCTAATGTAAGCTTTTTTATTCCAGTGTCTAATTGGGTTAGTGTTGATTCAAGTCTGTATGGGTCATTAGATGGTATATTAAAACCTCCAATATTTCCACTTGTTGCAGTAATTGCACCAGTAATATTTGCATCAGTTGCAGTAAGATTTCCAAAGTAATCAACTTTAAATGGAGCTAATTGTTTTTCTTCTGATCCTGCATATATTGCATAACTTGAAACAGCTGCAGTTCCAGATAAAGTTCCAATACTTAATTTAGATAAAGTAAGTGTATATGGACCAGAGCCTGAAACCGCAGTAATATATGCTCCTGGAGCAATATTAGTGCCTGTGATTGACATATTTGTAGCTGGAACAAACCCTGTTGTTGTTAATATTGCAGAGTTAACTGATACTGCAAGCCCTGATGTAAATCCTGCTAAAGCAGTTGCTTTATTTGCTACTGTAAAAGTATTTGTAGCAGCTGCAGTAACAGTAAAGGTTCCATTATACGCTGCTGCGTTTGATCCAGAAATTACAACTATATCTCCAGGAATAAAGGAATGTCCTGTTGCGGTATATACAGCAGTTTTAACTGTTGTAGTTGTTCCAATACCCGTTGTATAAGTTCCAGAAGCTACTGATGCTTGAGCAGTAAAAGTAAATGTTGTTGGAGTTGGAACAGAAAGAATACGCCTATTTCCATTTAACTTAACTTGCTCTGCTCCAACCGCACCAGATATGAAAATATCGTCTCCAGCAACTAAACCATGATTTGTTGCAGAAGTTCCTGTTGCTGTAGTTGTTCCATCTCCAATATAATTTGTCATTGCTATAGCTGTTTGTGGAGATGAAACTGCTGTTACTGCATTAGTTTTAGAAGAAACAGTTCCTATTCCAGTTGTAAATGCTGAAATAGGTGCAAATAAACCAACGGTTCCATTACTTAATAGGCTAGAGGTAATATTCCATCCAGACGCTGTTCCACCAATATATCCAGATGTTGCTTTTATTTCTCCAGTAAAGCTTCCAGTAGCAGCAGATAGAGAACCAGCAAATGTTCCAGTAGCAGCAGATAGAGAACCAGCAAATGTTCCAGAGGTTGCAGTAATTTTTCCAGTTATATCCGCATTTGATGCCTTTAGATATCCATCATGACCTACAAAAAATGGTGCAGAGCTTCTAGTATTTAAATTGCTTCCTGCAAAAAATGCTATCTCAGATATTTCTGACTCGGAAAGTCCTGGCTCTCCTAGCCATCTAGCTGGAGCAAATCCCTCATATCTAGTGTCCCCATCAAAATAAGTGGGAGAATAATAATTGAACACTGACTCAACTACTAATCCATCAACCAGTATTTTCTTTCCAGCAGTACTAAGATCTCCTGATGAAGTTACTATACGAGGGACGAAAGATGCACGATTACTGGCTGCTGTTACGGAGTGAATTAATCTTATCCATCCATTTGCGTTAGTTATGGTTGTTGCACCGTTGTTACTTCCCTGAAGAACTAAGTTGCCCAATGAGTCATAGTAGTCTACAGATAGAACCATTCTTGTGTTTTCTCCACCTGATGGAACTTTAACGAATACAGCAAAAGTATACTCTTTTGTAAAAGTTAAATTCTGAGTAAATGAAGAAGTTACATTTTTTGTAAGAGCAACCCTATTTCCTGAAACTCCAGAAACTAATGTTCCAGACTCTACATACAGTTCCCCAGTTACCTTCATTCCGATCTCTATACCTGTTGAGTCTGTAACCTCTACCCAACCCTCGTCAATAGGTGAGGTTCCTGCAGTTGCAAAAACTACAACTGGTGGATTAATGGGGTATCTATTTCCAGATTTTTGATACATAGCAACACCAGATCCAATAGATCCAGACTTAGTAATTTCTAATGAATAAGACCCAGAATATGCATCAGTGTTTACTCTTGCTATTGTTGTACCTGCTCCATAAGCGACATACCCAGCTGAACTTATTTCTAATGATGGGTTTTGTATAATATTTTTTCTTAGTCCCACAGATTTATTGGATGTAGTTAAGCCAACATTTTTATAAACTCCACCAATCAAGTATCCGTAAGCATCTGTAGATGATACTGCTTTAGACCCTATCTGCCAACCGCCATAAGCACTAGATCCAATAAATCCTTGCGTTGCATTAATAGTTCCACTGAATGATCCAGATGTTGCTGTAACTCTTCCAGAAATATCTGCATTTGTTGCAGTAAGGTTTCCTAAATAGTCAATCTTAAATGGTGAAAGTTGTCTTGTTTCGTTTCCTGCATATATTGCATACTCGGAAAGAGTAAAGGTTTGACCAAGATTAGTAAATAAAAATGGCTTAGAAAGAGTTAAGGTATATGTTGGGGATGTTCCAGTAACGGATATAATATAAGTTCCTCCAGAAAGAAGGCTATCGTTAATAATTGCCATTCCAACCCTTGGAACAATCGTTGAAGTTCCCGATGTAGTTGAAAAACCAGCAACTCTTGGAGTGTTATCTGCCTGAAATGTTCCAGTTCTTACACTTGGAGCATAAAAACCAACACTTGAGTTGCTTAAAAGATCAGACTGAATAAGCCATCCAGATGTTGTACCGCCAATATATCCTGCAGTTGCATTAATTGTTCCAGTTACTGAAAGATCTGTTCCACTCCAAGTAACATTTTTTGTTGAGTTTCCAAGTTTAAATTTATCTCCAACAAACCAGTAATTGTTTTCATCTAACTTTAATCCAACACCAGATGGAGCACCTCCAGAAACAGCATTAAAGTATCCGATAGCCATTCTATCAGATGCTGCAACAGCAACAATGTCGGTGGTTACATAACCAGAAAGAATACCATTAACCGTAAGCTTTGAAGATGCAGTATCCCAACTAATTCCTCCATCACCAAGGCTAAAGTCTCCAGTAGTAGCATTTATAAAATCTCCAGTTTTTGACATATATAATCCTGGACTACCAGAACCACCAGGAATAGCCGTTGGAGACATAATCATTTGATTTGGAGATGTTCCAACAGTTAAAGATGTTGTTGTTAGCCCACCTTCAATAATAACATCTGAAGTAATTTTTACATCTGTTCCATCAAAGTATATCTTTTTAGTTCCAGATCCAAGAGAGAATTTTCCATCATCATACCAATAGTTTGTTGAATTTATATATACACCATCATTTGTGCTTTCTACATCTTTACCAATTTTCATATTTCCTGCGGTAACAAATCCAGTAAAGTTACCTGCACTTGCATTAATTGTTCCAGTTACCGTTAAATTACCTGTGTCAGTAAATGTTAATTTGTCTTTAAGACTAAACCTTCCTGAAGCATCCATAAAGAAACCAGTATCAGTTTCTCCATAATTACCTGCACCTGCAAAAATAGCAGATGTTTGAGAATCACTAGTTCCAGTAATTGTAATTTCATTTGCTCCATAACCAACAAAAATTGTTCCATCGGACTCTTCTCCTTTTTCTACAGAACCAACAGGAGAAACTGGTGTAGAAACAACATTTGTAGCAGTTTTACTATAGCTAAAACTTTCTCCAGTTTGAACAGAGCTAATGGTATAGGTTCCATTAAATGTAGCATCTACACCAGACACAACAACAACGTCTCCAACAGTAAGACTATGGATACTACTTGTTGTAAGAGTAGCAACATTATCAATCAGTTGTTTATTTGATATTGAATACCTAAGACTAGGATCTCCAACCCTTAAAATATTTGTAAAGTTTCCAGAGTTAGCATTTATTCTTCCAGTAACAGTAAGTGCTCCAGTATAAGAGTTATAGCTCATAGAATTGTCATTATCGCCGACCTTAAACTTATAATTTGGATCATATCTTACAATTTCACCAACTCCTGTTGTGTATGTTCCAGCAACTACTCTTGGTACAGTTATTGTTGCATAGTCATAGTCGCTACCAGAAACTACTGTTAAGGAGGAAATAATGTATGGTCCATTGATTGGCAAGGCTGCATTTGTTATTGCACTTAATTCAAGCTCTCCACCTTGAAAAAAGTTTGTAGTGTAAATGTTTTCAAAGTATACATTGGCTGTTGAAACATTTTCGTTAGTTACTACATTTGTAAGACTTAACTGTGTTATTTGTTTAATCTCATCAAGAGCATATGAGTCTGCCAACAAGGAAACTGTTATTGGATTTGTTCCTGGAGAAAGTATTTCTTTTTGATAATAAACGGTAAATGTATCGTTTGTTATTTCTCTTACTTGCAAAACACTGTCTAGCTCTAAGAACTTATCGTCTTCAAATCCAGATATATAAACTTTATCATTAAGAGATAGTGTGTGTCCAGCCAAAGTAAATGTTGCTTTTCTTAAAATAGATTCTTGTGTACTGTTTGTAACAACTATAGATGAAATAGGAATACTAGATGAAATCTCATAGCCAAGCAGGTAATTATTTTTATTAAGGAAAATTCCATTATGCTCCGATGTAATTCCTTCAAAAGAAGCAGTTCCAAAAATATCTTTTCCAATAGTTACAAGAGGATTTCCTTTGTTAGTATCCCCAACGGTTAAAATTCCATCAATTTTTCCAGATGTTGCCTCTATTGCTCCTCTTACAAATACATTTGAAAATACTGCATTTCCTTGATTTGTTAACATCCACCCATTATTGCCAAGAGATATAGTAGAAAGATCATCTTTTAAAACATAAAATATATGGTTTTCTGAAAATGATCCATTTTCATTTTCTGCTCCATAAACATAAGGTTCTTCTAAATCATTTTCTCCAAGATAATATAAAAAATATGTAAGCTCTTCTACATCATTAACAACTATGTTTTCAGTTCTTATATTTGTAATAAAAATAGAATTATCTCCTGATGATGGATCAGTGTCAAATATTGTTTCTCCAACAACTAGGTCGGGGGCTTGAACCACTATGTTTTCTCTTGGAATGAAGCCGTCAAAATTTAAAGACGACAACCTACTTGAAATCAAGGATATCGTATCTTCACCAGAAGATATTGCTTTAATAACTGTATTTGGCTTTCTTCCATCTAAACTAGCCATTATTCAAGTGCCTCTGGTAAAGAAAGGATATCGTCTGCTGTTTTAGCATTAAGGGGAAGCCATTGACCTGACCACCCTGATGTAGTTTTTGTATATCTTGCTAGTGCAAATCGAACAATAATAGGTCTTTTAAGGTCTGGGAATGCTTCTGTATTTCGTTCCACTAGTGAAGAGTCATAAAATAATATTCTCCCAGAAGTTCTATCAAAAGTTTTAGTATTTGGACTTGTTACATCATCTGGAGCATTTGGAGGTTTGCTTGGACTAAACTTAATTGTTCCAGTTAATGGGGTATTTCCAACTGCAGCAGTAATTTTTCCATAATTTCCAAAATAATAATAATCATCTTTTTTTGCGTTATCTGCAATAACAAAATATATATAATCTCTTACAGTATCTTCCCAGATTAATGACTCTAAAACATTTGGATTGTTTACAGAAGAAGTAATATAGTTATTTTGGCTAAATGTATATTTGCTTGTTACAGTTGGTGCTTTCCACTCAGCAAAAGTTTGGTGTTCAAATATTGGAAAACCACTTGTATATACTTTTCCAGTCTTGTCTCCTTTTTTTGAAAGGTCTTGTAAATTTTTTAACTTTGTATAGGTTTCTCCACTAAAATCATTGGCTTCCTCAAAAACAGTTTTAAAAAAAATACTTTTAGGTAGACTAACGGCTTCTCCAGCTTTTGATCCAACTGAAATATATACATCGTTGCCAGATGGAGCTTTTCCAATAACAACAGCACCTTTACCAAAAACATTAAGATTTTTAGCAGTATATACAGTAATTTGAGTTAATCCTGGCACAAAAGATTTTGGTAATTTATCTATTTTAATTATTGTGTCACCTTTTTTAATAGCTTCTTTTAAGGCTATAGTATCATTAACGGTGCTAGTTGTTGTTTGTCTTTGTGAACTAGAATCAACGTCAGCTAAAGTTAGAGAAACCTTTAAAGTTTTTCCAACAGCCCTATAATCCGTTCTGTTATTTAAAACAGACAAATATCCCGTAAATCCACTTATTGTGTACCCCATCATTTTGGGCTCAGATGCCAGCCCTATTGTAAAATCTAAAAGAACATCGTTTGGGGTAGAGTTTAGCTCTCCTTCACTAAAGGATCCACTTTTTATTATATTTAATTTTACACTTGTAACTTTTATTTCTACTGAACTACCACCTACAAAGCCTCCGTCCTTATATGAATCCTTTTTTTGAACAGCATCTGGCTTTTCTGTTATCTGAGAAAATGCCGAATAATTTGGAGTATTAATATTATAAAGTTTTGGAACCTGAGTTTGAAAAAATCTTAAAGTATCTACAGTCTTATTTCCCTGTTTAATATTAAAAGAAACATTATATATTTCATTTGGCTCTAGATCTAGTTTTTTTAAACTACCCATTATGTTACCATTTCCATTTCGAGTAAGTACTGAACATCAATCACCGATCCAGATGGCTTTTCAATAGCCGTAGGGTTATCTCCAGTTGTAGTTAATACCGCTCTTGATACAAGACCCTCTACAGAATCTAAGGTTCTATATTTTTTAACTCTTAAACCATCTAGAATGGTTGTCCCACTAGCTGAATTAACAATAGTAATTGATGTTATTTTTGACCAGTCAACAGCTGCATAGCCAGTTGCATCATTTTTTTCTCTTGATATTACTTTGTATCCAGTACTAGCTGAGGCAAAAGAATAAGTTGCGTTATTTGTTCCGTCTGAAAATGTAACATTTACACTATAGGCTCCACTAAAATGTGCAGCTAAAACAAAATTATCAAATGGAGCAACATAACTCATATCCAAAACTGAATCATTAAAGGTTACAGTATCTTGCTGAGTAAGTCTTAAAGCACCGTCACCAATTCTATAATTAGAAAGGTCTGAAACAAAATATGGGGTGTTAACCAAAGACGTATCAGAGGTTACATACGATCCGTCCGATAGCTTTAATGGGTCTCCAGATTCAAAGTTAAAGATAACTCTATTATCATTATCAAATCCAGAAGAAAGTTTATTTGAATATAACCCAATCTCAGTTATGTAGTATCTTGAGGGATCGGTAATTCTAGCAGTATATACTAAAACATCTTCATCGGTATTAGTTCCTAAACTTGCTGCGGTAACTGGATATCTTCCAACTGAAAAGTCTAAATCTGACATATCCAAATATTCTCCAGTGCTACCATTTGATTTTGAAGATATACCAATTCCCATAGAACCAGCAAATGAAGGAACAAGACCAAGCATTGTTTTAAGGGCATTTGATCTACCTAAAAGAGTTAGTTTATTTTTTTGTTCCGCTACAAGTTCTCCGTCAATAAAGACTTTATAAATACCATTCATATTGTATATTTTACCATTAAATTCGATCAAAGCGTATCTCCACATCCAAATCATCAAATTCTTCTGGTAAATCTATGTAAAAGTCAACCTTGTTTTCTGTTGGTATACCTTTATTAAAATTACTTCCTTTAATACTACCATAATATTCTAATTTATCCTTAAAGGGTGCAGATGTAGAAATCTTATCCTCTATATATGTTATAAGCCTATTGGCTAATTCTATATCGTCTGAAGACTCACTTTCATCAATTACCGTTTCAAGATACTGTGATTGATCTGTTTGCTGAAAAACATCTGCAGCATTTTTATATTCTCCAGTTGATGTCTTTACTTCAATATCAACATCTGGAAGAAAGTCAATACTTTCATATGTATAGTTAGTTAATAAATCATCACCTGATTCAACAAGTTGCATAGATAGTCTATCTATTTCTTCTTGATAAGTTTTTGTATAATCAAGCGAATTAAATAATAAATCATAGTCTTGTGCAACTTTTTTCATTACTGGTTTTGGTGGTTTTGTATATTTTGGACTCCCCCAATTAGGTGGATTTATTCGGGCTGGAGTAATAATTGGAGGTGTATACGCAGTAGGCTTTATTTGAGAAGAAAAAGGTTTTTCGCTATCTTTTATGCGTCCTGCAGTTTGCAAAACAAAAACATACGGAGTAGCAGCCCAAGATTGATCTTGATATAGTCCTGGTTTTCCAGAAACAGGTGTAAGTTCACGCCCATTTGCCCATCTTGTTGCATCTTCCATATTATTAGCAATATGTGGATTTGTTGCAGCACCACCACTTACATAGTTAGCACTATTTTGTTGATTGTAGATAACCCCTTTAGAGTGCATTCCTGTTTTATTTAAAGACTCAATACCGCCAAAAACTACCTTTTGTTGCAAGATAGTATAAAGTGTTCTTTCTTCTGGAGTATTATTAACTGATGGATTATAATTTGCATAAAAACTATATTCATTTCCAGAAATAGTTTTAGATACTGGACCTGAATTTTCACTCATTAGACACACTCCCTTATTTCAATATTCATAGTTGGACCACTATTAGAAATGGTATGAGAAATAGAAGATATGGTGTAGGTTTTTGTTGAGTCATTATATAGTTTATCTGAATACAAAAGACCAACCTTGTCTCCAAGTTCTAATATTGGGTTTGGAAAAATGCTCAAAGTTATAGACTTTCTTTCTTTAGATAAATTATCAGAAATCCAAGTTGCAAGAGATCTTGCTTGCTCCAAGTTATTAATAAACTCTCCAGACAACATAATTTCTTGCTTTCCATAAATATTTCTATTTATAGTATATCTATCATTATCTTCTTTAGCATATTCTTCTTTTTCTACAAGCTTGCTTGACTGTACAGTTCCAGGATTTATATTTTTTAAAGAAAATGCTGAAATCCAAAGTGGGGTTTGTGACGATTCATCTATTTGAATAGGACCACTTGCAGTATTATATAACCAAAAGGATGCCCCAAAAGATGAAGGCTGAAACTCTGATACAAAGTAGTTTGGATTAACATCTGACAAACTAATTAAACTTGCATTAAGAGAAGGATACTCAAACCTAGCATCAAACTTTTTAACTTCTCTAGCATATCTCCCAAAGTCTTCAAAGTACACAAGAACCTTACTGTTATTTATTGTTTGCATTAGCGTGTCTGGTAACATTCCACGACTTGCAAGACTTGATAATTTTTGATCTTTGCTCTTTGTCAAAATAGATGATTGTTTTGGAATGACAATATCGTCTGGAGAAGAAGAAACATAAAGGTATTCATATATTGCTGAGGACTGACCTCTTGTAATAAAGCCAGCAACCGATGTTTCATTACTTGGCTTAGTCTCTGATGCTTCAATTACTTGCTGATCATCCCAATATATTTCGTAGTATCTTCTAGATCCTTTGTCTCTAATAACCACCTCTAAGTCAAAGATTTGGGCATAAGTTTTGCCACCGCCTTTTGCATCTGTTAGTGCTGTACCCATATCTGGGGCAATAGAAGGAGTAGATGATACATTTACCCAAGCATTTCTAATTATCTTTGGCACATGTTTTCCATCTTCAAAAACAACCTTATAAAATCTTAAATTTCTATAGTTTTCACTAAGCAAAGACTGAGCATCTATTTTTCCAACATCTTCTATTTCTACAAAGTATCCAGTAATACCAGATCTACTTGAAGTGCTTGTTGTTTTTATATTCCAGCCAATACCTGCAATACAAGAATCTTTAATTAAGCTCTCTCCTGCATCCACATTTTTAGGAACATCTGAAACAAGTCTCATTCTTGTTCCAATTCTTCTGACAGGAATCTTGCTTCCCTTTACTTTTATAGTTTTAAATATTCCAGAAACAATTTGCTCTGACACATTCTCAATAGGCAAAAAATCTGAAATATTTGAACCAAATACTACTTCTCCGTTTGTTGTAGCTGTTGGAGTAATTTTAACCTTTGTGCTAGATATAATACTTTCTACTTCGGTCTCTGCTCCAAATACTCCAGTTCCAGACACCTTAGTTAACCTAGATCCAACAGATAGCCTTAATCTATTTTCCTCAGATACTGTTAGGGTTGTTCCATCACTCAAAGTTCCAGAAATTGATGATCCAGGTCTTTTTCTGCTTGGAATATTTCCTGATGATCTTGCAGAACTAACTCTAATATATCCAGGAATTGATTTTGAAGTCATTAAAGCACCAGTTGTTTTATTAGAAATAAAATTGTCTATTCTGTTTGTTACAGTTAAAGATTTAATAATTGATGTTGGAACTGCTCTTTTTGGTCCCCAAAGCTGAACACCATATTTTTGCCAATCATCAGCAGCCCTATCTTGCATAAACTCTTTGCTTGTATCTACTGCTTTATGGGCGGTAATCTCTGTTTTATTTTCACCCCTACCATCTGAGATAATGGTATAAATATTTTTGCTTGGATCCGATGTATCGATATCTGTTTCTAAATCAAGGTGGATAATTAATGCTTCTGGCTCAATAGACCCACCTTGTCTAAGTTTTGACTTTTCAAAGTTATACTCTTCTTGGCTAAACAAAATTTTCTTTTTAAATATCTTTTCTCTTGGATTACTCATAAAAAACAAAATACCGTTATATTTAATAATTTCAGTATCTATCATTACATATCCACTGTAGGTATTTATAAAGGTATTAATCATTTCTTTGTCTAGATTAACACAAAGACTTACTTTTGCTCCATCATCTCTAGAATAAAATTGTCTAATTGCATCTTGCTTTGTATTTGCAGACTCTGTTAAGTCTGATAAACGGTTTACGTCAATAGGGTTAACATTTTTAAAATACTCATAAGGTGTTCTCTCTGGAATATCTTTTATAATTGCAGCAGCAGCTAAATAATTATCTGATTTACCTTTATCGTTTCCTGTCTGCCACACAATATCTAAAGTATATCTTAAGTCTTTGTTTACAAAAGATGCACCAAAGTTTGGTGACTCTAAGTGCTGTTGTTTTTTATCATCATTATTAGTTACCAAAGACAATGATTTCTTTTCTAAACCAAGACCATTATAGTCAACACTTACATCAGTAATTGGGGGTTCAGACGATTCATTAAATGTTTGTATATTAGAAATATATGGAATATTATCTTTTGTTGTTGTTCCGTCATTCCCAATAAACCAAAAATCTTTATTTTCTGGAGAAATCATTTTTTCTTTTGTCATAGCAATCAGTTCATTATCTACATCCATATAGATAGATGTTTGTGTAGATATGGCAACTGCTTCAAGAACCTCAAGTACCGTCTGTTCTTTCTTTGAATAAAAGAAGTCCATAACTACATCTTCATAGTCGTTGTCATTGCTTGTTTTTTCAAACCTAAATCCAGTAAACCCAACATTGTCTAGCATCATTAACAAAGCAACAGAAGTTGGAACACCAGTATTATTTGCAATCATTAGGTCTGGTGCTGCTGCCTCTCTAAAAAACTTAAAATAATCTTCAAGACTTGTTGTTACAATAAGGGAGTCTGCATCTTCCCAAATACCAGAGTACATTGTTTTTAAGGGGAACCTGTAAAGGTTACTTCCAATAGTTAATTTTTGATAAATTTTTATTTCAACATTGGGCTTTAAAATATTTTGTAGGATAGAGTCGTTATTATTCTTGTTAAAGAAAGAGTCATAATCTGATAATGATATTGAACCATTTGAAGATACTACACTTCCAATCGGCAAACCATATGCAGAGTTTCCAACAGAAGACCTTATATCCAAACTGGTAACATTATTTGTAATATCTGCAACAAGTCTTGGGCTTAGCTCAATAACCTCTACTGGTATGCTTGGCTGAGACATTTTTTGAACAAGGAATCTAATTCCTTTTAGACTTACAATGTTGCTATCTAAAGAAGACTTGCTAAAAGAAGTTACAACCTTTTCATTTGGAGCATCAATTACTGCGGTGTACTCAGACCAAACGCCACCACCTTGATGATAAATATTTAATACTCCATCTTGTAGGACATTAAGATTTGTTGCGGTATAAAGGTCTGTCCAAGTTCCTGAAATCAGCCCTTGTATCTTAAAAGTTTTTGCATATCCCTGATGTTTTTGTGTCTTAACAACTATCTTATTAACGTATATAGTATCTTCATAAATAATAAATGGGGAAGCATTTGAAATAGCATATTCACCGCTTGACTCTGTTGAAGAGGAAACTCCAATAGTAGTACCGTTCTTTTTTCTAATAGAAGACCAGTATTTAAATGGGGAGTTTTTAGAGATAGGATAAACCCTTGTGTCTTCTGAAATAAGATTAAATATTCTAGTTATAGCCAATGAATCACCATCTCCATTAATTGGCTTGGGGGTACCTGCTTTAGGTTTACCATCAGGATAGTTACCAGCATAGGCATCGTAAACCAACTTTGTGTTTGCAACACCATGAACAATTCCTGGATTCGGTCTATTTGTTTTAAAGATATCTTTTAAAGGAGTGTATTTGATTCTATCAATATCAGTATTCGTTACTGGGGCATCACTGCCTACGGTATATGTATAATTTTGATATCCATCATCTGTTCCTCCACCACTTAGTAAGCATCCAATACTAGAGTATGGAACATAGGCATTATAATTCCATTCAGCAATGACTTGGTGGGTGGATTTTAAGGAAGAACTATTAGCAAGTTCTGTTTTAATAGCTGCATTTAATTCAGTATTTCCAGTACTAAGCATTACACTTCCACCAAGCTAAGATCAATATTCCAAAGATCTAAATCCGAACCTCTTTCAAGCACATTATAGGAAAAGCTTTCAAAAAATACATTTACAACTTCAACATTCTTTTTTATATCAGCTGTTGCTACTGTGCTGTCTACGTCATATACCAATAGCATCCAAAAATCTCCAGTATGGTCTTCATACCATTTAAGCATTTCCTGACCACCTGCAAACTTATTTCTTGTATCAGCATTATATTCAGTTACTTGGGTCTTTCTAGAAGGAAGCTTTTCCCAAGATGTAGAAAAATTCTTCTTATCTGCAACGTGATACGATCTCATTGTTCCATTAATCATTCTTTGTTTATACTCAATACGTTCAAAAGATACTGCAAGCTCTGCTCTATTGTTATCTGAGATATACAAGTAGTTTGTTCCTAAGTCCCATTTACCTACATTTGGAGATGTTGTACCAAGCTCTGGCTCATCTTCTGACCAAATAATTAAAGATGGTCTTAAATATTTTTGTGCAAGTGTTTCAAAAGCCATTATTAACCGATTCTCCTAGAATTACTACTAATTCTACCACCAACAGCTTTATTAACGTGATGCATAACCATATCCATACCTGCACCGTTAAAGTTCATAACTGGGCTAGAGTTAACATTTGAAGAATTTGAGTTTACCTGTCCACCACGAGCCATTTTTGCAATAGGTGACGGAGACATTCCTCCACCTGCGGAAGGAACATTGTATTTAGGAGTTGATGGTGCAGATATAGTTGGCATAGGAATACTTCCACCACCAGCAAAACCTGGAGCAGATGACATTGCTGGCATTGATCCAACAAGACCTCCCATAGCAAATCCAGCAGCACCCATATTATTAATTTGATCTAGCTTTGCTTTTCCAATTCTTCTTACAGCTTCTGCTTTAACTATATATTCTCCATTTGATGCCATAATTGGAATTGAATCAGATGTTCCTGTTCCTGGACCTGATATGGCTCCACCAGATGCCATAGGTGTCCAGCTTCCCCACGGAATATTATCTCCTAGAAGAGTGTCCATTGGCTTAGTTTTTTGACCAGCAGAAGATAACCAAACATTACCTGCTCCAAGCCTCCACCATAAACCTGAAGAGTCTTGATACCAATTATTAGCATCTCCATTTTTTGGAATAGGTGGTTTTCCATCAGGAGTACTGGAGTTAGAAGAAGCATTAGAATCTTTTGAACCTTTACCATCTTGATTAGTAATAGGATCACCATCAAGAGTGTTTTGGTCCTTATTATCAACAGTTCCATACTTAAAGGCTTGAATTGCTTCAGATACTGTAGGGTCTAGCGGTGTCTGTAAAGTTTTAAATAAATCCGTATAAGCCTGTGATGTAGAAGGATCAAGATCAAGGCTTTCAAAAACATTTTTAGCAATTTCAGAAGCAGCATTAAGTCTGTCAACTGCATCTGTTGTATCACCTGTAATAATTTTTAAAGCATCCCCAAGAGATTTTGATGCTGAATCAATTCTTCCTTGAATATCTTTATCTGGAGAAGATATATTTAATTCTTGCATTACTTGCTGTCCAGATAAACCTGCTGTTTCTGCTGCTTGTACCGCATCTGTGACTGCTTGCTGGTATCCCTTATCTCCAGGAGACATAGCCATAGCTTTTTCAAGAAGCTTAGTTGCCTTATCTATACCACCAACAGTAGCAGACTGCTTCTTTTGTAAAAACTCTATTTCTGTATTGATATTTGCAATTTCTTGCTCGTGCCTTGCAGATTCTGCTGCTTTTCTATTATCAATATTTCTTAGGTCTTCATCTAGTTTCTTTTGACCAGCATCAGCAGTTTCTTGTATTGCTTGTATTGAACGGTCTCTGCCAAACTGATCAGCACTTGATGCTGCATCCATTTGAGCACCAATGAATCCAAATACATCTCCACCAGAAATTGCTTTAAGACCAGATAAACCAGTCTTTCTTTGATTGGCATAATAGTCTTCTGCTTGCTTTTCTCTTTCAAGTTCTTTAATGTAGTAGTCAGTATTTCTTTGAAGAATATCTTTTTTATCTGCAATACGTTTTGCTTCATCATCAAGGTTTTTTATTGCTTTTTCATGACGCTTATCTTCAATTTCTAGTTCTTTTTGTTTTGCTTCTATTGCTACAGTAAAAGATTGTTGGATTGCAGTTTTTAGTAATTCCATTTGAGCCATAGAATCTTTAAGCTGAATATCTACTTCCATATCAATCGCATTTAGTGCTAAGTTTTGTGCTGCTATACCACCAAGTTTGTCCCAGTCAATAGATTCCCAGCTTTCAGTAAGCATTTTTTCAAATTGGGGACCAGCACCAGCATTTATTACAGATAGAGCAATAGTTTGCTCTCTTTCACCAAGATTTTTAAAGGTATCACTTTGAACGAACTGTCCAATTTGAGATAAATCTCCAAATCCTTTTTCTTCTGCAATTTTTGAAAGTTCTTCTTTTGCTTTGTCCCAATCTACTGAATCAAACTGGGCAACTAGCATTCTTAAAGCCTCGTTAGATGCTGTTGGATTATCTGCTGCTATAGAAAATACAGATTTTATTGTTGCGCCAAGTTGGGCAGCCATTTGAGTTTTTATTGTTTTATCTGCAAGATAACCTCCAAGTACTTGGGCTAGAGGGTTTCTGTCAAGACCTGTTCCTCTTAGTGCCTTTTTCCAAAACTCATCTCCCTGTACACCAAAAAATTCATTAACCGCATCGGCTCTAAGATCTGAAGATTGTGTTTTTAGTGGTCCACTTCCAAGTGCTGCACTAGCACCCCTTGCAAGTATGTTCATTCCTGGGACCATAGAGGCTACTCCAAGAGCACCAGACGCAAGATCTTTTCCACCTACACTTGTAGCAAGATCCCTTCTGTCTTCAAGTATAGTCATTTGGCTCTGGAAAGTTTCAAGTTGTGCTTTTACAGCATCTTTTGAATCCTTAATATTGTCTAGTGATCCAGAAACCTTAGTAAACGCACCCATTGCTTCTGCTTGACGAGCAATTTCTGCAGTTAACTCCTTGGCATTCTTAGGGTCAAACCCTCTTTGAATAAGATTAGAATAAACATTTGTAAGTTGATTTAGTTGCTCTTGTTCTGTTTTTGCTTTACCAATTATTGTAATTAGATCCTGATAGTCTGTTTTAACAACTTTTTCAAATGCTTTATCGTATGAACCTTTACCCTGTACACCAAAAATTTTCTCTGCTGACTTTCCAAGTTTTTCTGAACCTGCAGTTAAAGATTTAAGTTCAATTCCTAAAAGTTTTGCACTTTCAGTTGGCTCTCCAAATGCAGCATTTCCAGCCTTCTTAGCATTTTCCATAGTTTTTTGATACATTTCAATACCTTTATTTACAGCCATTATTCCAACCTGTAGTCCTATCTGCATTGCTGGATTTCCTAAAAAGTTTGCTGCTTTTCCAAGTCCAGCCATTGCTTTTCCAAGACCAGATGACATCTTTGAAGGATTTACACCTGCAGCTTTTCCATATATTGGATTTCCTTTTTCATCCATTAAAGGCTGGTTGGTTTGAGGATCTATTTTCATTTCTAGACCTTGTTTTTGTTTACCTTTTGCTATTAGTGAACTTCCGCCACCCTGTCCAATCATTTGTGTTGCAGTAAGTGCAAGATTCATTGAAGCTACCCATTTAGATGTACCATTGCTTGTTTCAGATGTAAACTGATTCATTGCAAATCTCATTTGATCTACTGCACCAACCATCATCATCATTCTTCCAGCAAACTTATCCATTCCTCCACGAGCAACTGGTTGATCAAATACGGGTTCTATTACTTGTTCTTTAGTGGCTGGTACTTGGTCTTCTACAATATCAAGACCACTTGAAACTCCACTTGTACCAGCAAAGCCTTTAAGTCTTTTTTGTTGGAAGTTCTTTCCACGCATTAATGCTGTTCCCATAGGATGAACAATCTTGCCCCTAGCTTCATCTCCTGGAGATGTTACACCTGCAATACCACCGTTCGGTCCGATTGCAAGAAGTTCCTTGCTAGATACTGCAATAGGCTGACCTGTAATAGTATTTGCAACCATATCATCAATGCCATTTGACAATACATTACCCATTCCATCAACCTTAACTGTTGCACTTGTTCCTGTTCCACCAGATTGACCCTTAACTCTTGATATAAATGGTCCAGTATTAGGAGTGTTTCTATCAAAAGACATAAAAGGTTTTTTAGGTTGAGTTGGATTAACAACTCTTCCCATACTATTTACCTTCATCAAAGTCAATTTAATAGCTTGCTCGTCAGTCATCGGTTGTTTTTTATGAAGGTAGCATCTTTCACCAAGATTATCAACTGGGTTACTACAAGGTCTTCCAGAAGCGATTGTTCCACCAGAATCACCACAGGTAGCACGTCTAGAACCTTGATATTCTTTTATTTGTTTTTGATGTTTTCTGTAATTCTTTTCGTAAGAAACTTCATCTTTTAATGCTTTATAAACTTTTCCTGCAAGCAATCCACCAAGACCAACAGCAAGTGCTGCTGCAGCTATTGGATCTCCTCCAAAAGTAGGCAAAAACTCAAATCCACCTGCTGCTGATGGGATACTCTGAATGTTTGGCATTACGATTCCTGGTCTAATAGCTCCAGATGGCATTACAATGCCACTAGAGGCTGTTCTAGAGCCTTGTGTAGTAGATGTTGGTGCTCCAGTACCCTTTGGATCATATGCTCTTACAGTTGTATTTGGAAGGCTTGAAGGTAATGCTCTTTGTCCAAGAGTGTCATAGAAATTACCTTGTAGTCTTGCACCCATACCTGCTGCAACAGCGATTGGCATTCCTGGAGAAGTTCTTGATGGGAACATTCTTGCAAGTGTCATCATGACCTTTGCACCGTTTGCGGTATTTGGATGAACACCATCTGCAATCTTTGTTAATTCTGCTTGAACTAATGGCATAGCTAATCCAGATGCACTTGCAACTCTTGAGACGGTAGAAGGATTTAATAATCCACCAATATCTTTTCTTGTTCTAAGAGTCTCAAGGAATACATTGTAAACTTGAGAGTCTTTCATCAAGTTGGCTGCTGACCATACCTTTTCATATATTCCATTAGCATTTGTGGTGGATGGATTAATATGTGCAAGTACATCTTGAATATAGAATGATGCAAGTCTATCTGAATCAGGAACACCTGCTGCTCTAAGTGCTTCAACGATTGCCTGATATTCATTTGGCTTTGTAGCCCAATTAGGAATACCCTGTAGCACACCTGCATATGCTTTAGGTGCTGCTGCTTTCTTTGCCCAAGAAGTTGTTTCAGTTGCATATCCATTTATACGACCACCTGATTGCATTCCAAGATATGATTGCTCTAACCAAGACATCTTGTCTTTAGTGAATGGCTCTCTTGAGTTTATTGTGTCTGTACCAGAGCTATATCCAAGAGACTTCTTTGTTTTTGGATCTTTATAAGCAACATAGCTACTTCTCTTCTGCTTTAAAATTTTCTTTCCGTCTTTAGTAAATCCAGTTACTTCTCCGTTTTTACCTAATAGAGGCTTCCAGCCATCTCTAATTAATCCTTCATCAGATATTCTTGACCTAGCATCATAAAGTTTTCCAGACTGTAAATATTCTTGAAATCTTTTATTAATTGCAGGTATAGTTTTTGCTTGATTATAAACGTCTTGGTCTCCAATTTTTCCTTTAAGCATTCCAACTTTATTAGCAATGCTAGATTGAATATTTTGAGCAAGTCCACCTGGATCCTTTTCTTCATAAATTCCAAGAACTTGAGCCATTCTTTCTTCTGCAATATCTGCTCTAAAATATTCTGCAAGTTGTTTTGGATCCACATCTTTATTTTGTGCAAGCCTACTGTTTATTTTTGTAGGAATAGATAAGCCAAATGGAAGAGTAACAAGACCCTGACCACTTCTAACTGGATTAACAATATGTGCAAATGCATATCCGCTTGGAACAGTTCCTCCAAACCTACCAGTCTTATCTGCATATCCATTAACTCTTCCACCTGATTGGTATCCTTGAATATGGAATATCGGTTTCTTTGTTTGAGTATCAGATGAGACACCAGTAATTCTTCCAGATGCTGAAGACAGAATTGTTTCTTGCATAGCGTCAAGTCCCATTACTCCAGTATTAATACCCTTTGTGTTTTTACCAGCAATAAAATCAAAGAATGCTCCAGAGTACCCTGCTGGTCCTACCTTCAATCCGCTTGCTATTGCTTTTTCTAAAGATCCAGACTGACCAACAGCACTATATGGAGCAAGGGCATTTTCCATAAATCTACTAATAGGATATGAGTTTTGAACAGAATACTGTTCACCAATAGGGTTTTCAGAGAAGGAGCTAAGACCTCTAAAGTTTAATTCTTTTCCAATAATAGATGAATAGTCGCCAGACTGAATAGCAGATAAAAGCATAATTTGTTGTTCTGCAGAAAGTTCTTTTGAAAGTCCTGGATTTAGAACAGTTCCTCTACCAAGCCTAGTTCCTGCAGGAACAGGTGCGGATTGTTTTGTTAACTCTTGGTATTTATAAAGATTACTTCTAACACCCTTCATTCCACCTGATGTCCATTCACCAAGAACCTTTGATTTATCAGCATAGCCCTTAATGCGACCACCCATTTGCTTACCTTGCATGTGAATAATTGGTTGACGTGATTGGATATCTGAAGATACCCCAGTAATTGATCCCTGTGCTCCATATGTAAGGATTTCATTAATACCATCTGGTACATCAGATACCCATCCTTCATTATATTTTGGATACGGTGCTCCTGTTGATGGGTCTCCCATCGAAATATCCCTACCTTGAGTGTTTGGTCCTGCTGTAAAATCATACATAACTGGGGAAGCACCATATTTTGATTCTTTTCCAGTAGCCCTTTGACGTTCAATGTCATCAAAGAACCTACCGCTTTCAGTATCTCTACTATGCACACCTCTGTATAACTTGTTGTATGCGACCTGTGAAAATTCACTTACTCCCTTAACTCCTCTAGGACCATACTGTTCACCCATAAAGTTTGAAGCAAAAGATGCAAAATCACTAAATGAAACTTCCATTCCATAAAGACTTCCATAATCACCAGTTTGAATAGCAGTAAGCATTGCAAGTTGGGTTTCTTTAGACATCTCTCCAGACATTCCTGGATTAAGAACAGAGCCTCTCATCATTCGTGTTCCCTCTGGAACAGAACGCATTACGCCAAGAAGTTGCTGATATCTTTCTGCGTCAAACTTTTCAGAATCGGTCCAGCGACCCTTTACATTCTTTCTTTGTCTAAAGTAATCAAGTTCTCCAGAAATCCACTTGTAAACAGTTTCATATTCTTTGTCTGTCTTTTGGAACGGTGCTCTAAATGATTCATCTTGATGGCTTTGTATTCTACCGCCCATTTGCTTCTTTAAAGGTATACTCTTTTGTTTTAAAAATTCTTTTTTCCAGTTTGGCAAAGGATCTATTTTTTCTACTGTTTCATCTTGCCCTCTTTTATTTGGCTTGAAGCCTTTAACAAACTTAAGAGAGGCTGTTATAGCCGCTTCCGCAGTTTGTTTAGTTGAAATATTTCGCTGAACACCTTCTTCTGGATCTTTACCATCCAAAAAGTCTTGCATAGTATATTCATTAGCATCAGATAGTTGTAATTTTTCTTCTTCTGAGAATGAGATTAGACCCATTCTTTCTGCTGCTAAAAGCATAGGTGCACTAAAAGTAGAATAACTTCCTTCGTTCTTAATTGCCCTTATAGATAAGTCTCCACCTTGTTCTTGAACCATTTTTCTTGCTTGTACCATTAATTCAACTATTGCTGTTTGAGGAGCACCACTAGAGAATGCCTTATCTATTAACCATCCATTTTTAACAACATCACTTGGTCTAAGAGTTACTGATGCTCCAGCACCCTTTCCATAGTCTCGTATTAATTCAAAATAGTCATGTCCTTCTGGTTCATAACCGCTATATCCTATTTTGTAGGTTTCAAAGGCTTCACTTAAATCTTTTGATTCTTCAGCATGACTTTGTACTCTACCACCCTTTTGCATAAGATCAATAATGTAATTTTTTGTACCCATATCTTGGCGGATACCAGAAATAGTTCCAGATGGATTATTTAATACCCATTCTTTTTCATCAACAGGGCTTCCCATAACTTCTTGAACCATAGCTTTTGAAGATATGTTAAATCCAGTTTGTCCTCTAGCATTTGCAAGTCTAAATATAACTGGAAGCATTTCCATACTTGCTAGTTGTCTATCTGCTGCCTTCTTTGAATTAGTATTTGAAGGGTTTGTCCAAGACTCAATAAACTTAGAATAGTTTGCAATATCTGGAATAGTAGAAAATGATTGCATATCTGACCATTGGATTTTCTTTCCCATAGCCTTTTCAAACATTCCATGCTTGATATACATTAGAAGTTCTCTAGCACCCACACCTGAAAATTCATTAGCACCCTTTTCTTTAAGAACCGTTCCTCTAAATAAAGGAATATTTTCAGATATCGGAGACATACTATTAAGCATTTGCTGGCGATGACCTTCCATATCAAGTCTTTTCATAACACCAGTTCCAGCTCTAAACTGATTTGTATTATGTCCAGCTATCCAGTCTGCATATGCCTGTTGTTGTGGATCATTAATACTTCTTGCAATATTAGAAGTTTTTGATCCACCTTGATTAGCACCAAAAGTTGTACTATTTAATGTAGAAAATACACCTGCTTCTTGTTCTGTTTTAAAAGGATACCCATAAACATTGCGAGATCCACCTACTCCTGCTCTGCCCATTGCTTGATAAGAAACTTGAGGAAGTGGACCAACAAAGGGATTTTCATCACCAAGACGGTATCTCAAACTAGGTTCATATTTTTCGTTAAGATATGGATTCATATCGTCTCTCATTAATACAGGTAATCTTCCACCTTGAGAGGAAATTCTATCATAGTCAGCCTTAAGCATAACTTTTCCATTAGCAAGAACTAAATGTTTTGATTGGTCAAGTTTAAATCCCTCGTATGGATAGGTTGCATCATAATTAAATTCTGTTGATGTATTTGCATATCCTGGCATTCTTCCACCTTTTTGAAAGCGTGGTGCAGATTGAAAATTAATTTGATCTAATGTTCCAGAATATTTAGCTGCTGCTTTTTTATTTACAACATATTCTCCTGGCTCAAGCATTGCAGGAACTTTATCTCCATCTCCAGAACCTGGAACCCAAGCAGAACCACCTCTTTGCATTTGTGCTGTTGGAGTAGATGCTGGAAGGGAAGGCATCTGTCTATTTACAAATGCTGGATTTAAACTAATTGCGTCTACAAGGTTTTGTCTATAAATACCAAGTGCTTGGTTAAGTCTTTCAACACTTGATCTTTCTGTGTCAAAAGATCTTGCTAATTGCTCTGTTGCTTTCTGAGCCATAATTTGAGTATCAGTAAGCATCTCAAACTTTTGAACTGGTATACCTGCCATACGTCTACCAAGGTTAACCATACCCATAGCACCCTTACCAATATAGCCAAGGAAGTTAGAGAAAATACCAACCATCATAATAATTGGACCAGCGATAGCAGTTAAACCTGTTGCTACCTTAATAAATGACTTAACTGGCTTTGGAAGATTTTGAAAAAACTCAATAGCTTTTTGAATTTTTCCAGTTACGTTTTCAAGAATTGGGGTAATTGACTCAGTAATGGACTGACCTATAGAAATAAACTGTGCTTTAATTGCCTCAATAGCTCTTTGAAAACGCTTTGAAGAACTATTCATCAAAGTATCCATTTCCTGATATGCAGTTGCTGCAAGTTCTTTACTTGACTTACCCATCAAACCAAGAACTGCATTTGTCTGTGAAGCACTTGCGTTTAAGTTATCAAACAAAGCAGAGAGGCGAGCAAACTGGTACTTACCAAAAACATTTTCAATAACTTGTGCTTTTCCAAAATCATCTAGAAGTTCTAGCTGTTGCTGAAAAGCCATAATTGTTGGCATAAGCTGTCCACGATTTGCTTGAACTATTGCATTAATATCAATTCCATACTGCTTTGCGGTTGCAGAAGCCTGTTTTGTTGGATTAATTAAAGATGCCATACCAGACTTTAAAGCATTAGCACCTTCAGCTGCTGAGATACCACCTTCTTTTAGTGCTACCATCAAAAGCGATAAGTCTTTAACGTCACCACCCAAAGACTTAATAACTGGTCCAGCTTTTGGAATTGCAGTTGTTAAGTCCTGTAAAGAAAGGGAAGTTTGGTTTTCCACTGCGTTAAGGAAGTTAACAGATTCAGCAAGTTCATCAGTACTTATCTTAAATGCGTTTTGTAGAGACAGGGTTGTTTTCATAGCGTCTTGGTTTGAAACATCACCAAGAACAGCAAGACGAGTTGTTTCTCTTAGTGATGCAAGAAGCTTTTGTCCTTCTAAGCCAGTTGCTGCAAGATCAGCAGCTAGGGAGGCTGTTTCTTTTGCTGCAATACCAAATGACTTTGAAAATTCTATAGCAAGATTACGAACATCATTAACCATTTGATCTGTAGCATCTGATGTACTATTCATTAAGTCACTTCCATAAACTTTCTGGAAGCGTGTAAGTTCTGCATCTACTTCACGGAAAATTTTAGATACTGTATTTCCATAAATAGTTAAAGGAACGGTAAGACCAACGGTAATCTGACGACCAGCCCACTGAGTATTCTTACCAAAATTAATTAAATGTGTTGTTCCATCTTGAACAAGGTTATTGAATATAGACCACTGTTTTTGAGATACAGCAAGTTGAGTATTAAAATCTTTTAAGTTAATAGTTGCAGGGGTAATCATCATACCCATTTGCTTTCCATCCATGCCCTTGCCAAGATTTACAAGCTGAGACATTTCTCTGGATACTTCACGAACAGCAAGTTTATGTGCATTAGATGACTTGCTAAATGCACCAATAGCTTCTTGTGCATATTGCTTTAGAGTAAGTTTTTGCTTTAGAAGGGATTGCCCAAACTGATCAACAGAATCAGTAAGTTCAACCATCTTGGCATTCCAGCCACCAATTTTTCCAATATCAGATGCAAATGCACCTGCAAGGTTTGACTTTAATCCTACGGACTGCTTGTCAAGATTTTGTAATGTATTATTTAATAAGTTTGCTTCAGCAGTGAGCTTTTGCATTTGCCCAATAACTGGACCAAAGTTGGCTGAATAATTAAATTGAGCATTAATATTAGCCATTTACATCCGCCAATCCTATTGTTTGATACCCAAGACCATCGCTTGAACTTATGCCAAATTCTAATGCATATGCAGAATCTTGGCTTCCGCCCAGTCTTCTTTCTGCTCTTGCCGTTACCTCTGCAAGACTTGCTGGTGCATCTGGTCCAGAACTAGCAGAACTATTTTCAGACAAGTCAATTCCTTGGATGGCAGCTAAAAACTTATTTTGACGATTTTCTTTTTCATGCATCGCACCTAATGTAGCTATCAATTCTTGCATAGAAAGACTTGACTCAAGTTCATCATAGTCTTTCCAGTGACCCAGAAGGAAAACTTCCGATTCTAGGGCAGCTAGGTCTAGTTCATTCCAGCTAGTTCCTGAGCTGCCGTTAGCAGGTTTGGGTCGTTAAGCTTGATATCTGCAGCAACCTCCAATATTTTATACATAGATTGAAGATCTAAAGCCTCTTCTAGCTTTTCCTTTTCAGAAATCTCTGGTGCGAATTGTTTCATTGCAATAGATGTGCAATCAAGTAGGAGGTCTAGAAACTCGTCCTCTGTAGTCTTTGTTTCTACTTCTCTCCATTTCGTCATAACCTGACGTAGGTTCTTTAAGTTTAATGGTTTTACAGTGATGATTGTTCCATCTTGTAGTTCCATTTCGATTGATTCGTAAATTTTGGTAGCCATTTTTCTCCTATGTTGTTCCTTTGTCCATTATAGCCTACTATTTATTATATAAAAGCAATATGGTGGGTATTTCTACCCACCATATTACACGATATTTAGTTATAGATTACGCTGCTGTGTAAACACGATCAATGATCTTGCCGTAGATAGCGTTGTTATCTTGTGATGTTGCTACGTTAGATGGAAGCAAACGGAATGTTACAGGGAATACTGTAGCTTCGTTACGCTTAATACCAACAGAAACAGTTTCCATCGAAAGAGCACGATATCCAACGTATACACGTTCTACCGCAGTTCCTCCATTAAGACCACCATTTTCCAATAGTTGTTCTGGACCTGGACCTACGATTAGGATGGATCTTTCTACTGGGGAGTAACCAAGAGCACCACCGTTAAGGTCAAGTGTCTTTGTGTATCCTGATGTAGAAGCAACTGAAGATCTTAGATCTCCTTGATTGCCTGTCTTTCCACCAAGAACAACAAGGAAGTTCTCTAGAGTTGCCTCTGTAAGAGTGGTTTTAACCATAACTTTCTGACCTTGCTTGAAAATCTTAGCAACGTCAAGAAGCTGATCAACCTGAACTTCACCAAAGTCTGGTTCGAAAGAAAAGTCCACACCTTCGGATGTGTACCCAACGTGTGTCCATTCTGCAGACTTTACGTTTGTTGTCTTCTGGTAAGAACCAAGTGTGTTAGCTTCAAATGTTCCAGTTGAAGGAATATCTTGAATTGTCTTTTCATCTTCGTCTGCACCGATGTAAAGAACACCAGCACCAACGATAATATTTTTTGAATTATTAGCCATTTTATTTTTTGCACCTCCTGCTTTTTGTTGATTTAGCTTTCGGGGGCTTCCTCAATATCTATTTTACCACAAATCTCTTACGAGCGTGAATACTCATAGGTTACATATAAGGTTGAAAGATTTAGCCCAGATTCCAAGCCAACTGGCTTTTTCTCATCTAGGGCATATTGTTCTTGACGAACCTTGATGTATTTAAAGTTAATTCCAGTATCTCTAATATGGTTATTTATCTCAAATGCTGAGATATCAAACTTACTCAGGGCATCGTAGATGAAGTTCTTTAGTGGGTATAGTTTATTCCAAGGTCCAACAATAGTAAGGGTAGCTTCTTCTTTAATCAAAGGGAAGCATTTTAAGTCCACCCCAGTATATAGGAAGTCATATAGGATATATGGACTTGGGTTAGTTATGGCATTTGAATCATTGATAGCAAATATTGGCTGAACGGTATACGCATCTGTATCCCAAACAGCAGAAGGAAGTTGGGTGCTTCCATTAACATCACCTTTAGCTAAATCCCAAAGATAATTACCAATAAGGATAACTGGCAACTTTGTATAATCCATTACTACTTTGATCTCCTAGCGATTCTATTTGCTGACTCTTTAGCCATTCCAGAGCCATTAAGGTTCCCAGAAGAAATTCTTGACAAGCTAACTTCTGACTCTTTTAATATCTCTCTGTTAATTTTATCATAAAATCCAACATCTTCTAGCATCCTAGAAGCCTGTCTATTCATATAATCTTCAAATGCTCTTTGAAAAGATCCAGATACCTGTATACCTCCAGGATTTGGAACATATGATTGTTTTGTAAATACTTTTTCACCATCAACATCAAATACTAGAAATTTTCCAGATCTAGGTCTAATGGTAACTGGATTGCCTTCTTCCATTATGAAGGCTTTCTTACGAAACACCTGCCCACTGTTCTCAGGAGCGGTAGCGTCTCTAAATGAGTATTGTATACTTGGAGCACCAGCACTTCCTGAAATTGTATAATAAAATAATCTAGCATTTCTTTGACCTGTTTTATCTTTTTCATAGACGTGGTGAAATGACGCACTATCTCTTCTTGCAATATTGTCCATATAGAATCCAAAATATTCACCAACCATTTCAAGGGCATTTCTAATTATTAGGTTTTTGTTGGTTGGAGTATTATGAAGTTCTGAAAGTGTTCCAGTATGATATTGTGCTGTAGCTACAATCTTTTCAGCCATCTTACCAGTATCTACTGCCATATTAATCTACTTCTAGTGACTGTATTTCTTGACGCTTTAATACCGTTTCGTATTCTATTATTTTTCCAGTATGGTCAAGAAGGGGTGTTGTTCCACTTGGTTCAAATATAGTTGCATTATCTAATCCACCCTCACTATTTTGAATATAGTCTTCTGTCCAAATAACACCATCACTATTTTTAATTGAAACTACACGAAACTCGCTGGATATTGGAGCTGCTGTTCTAATTTTTACAAAGTCTTTTGAGTTAATTAAATAATCTTTTAGGTCTACCTGTGCTGAGTTTCCACCAAGTTGTGATCCAAGAATACCACGAGCATAACAAGGCACTGTTTTTTGAAGAGCCCAAGATTTTGTTACCATACCATTTGTTGCATCACGGGTGGTGGTTGGCTCATAAATGTCTGCTTGCATTGTGTAGGTAGAATGTGCCAAACAAGACATTTAAATCGCCTTTAAATTCCAAGACTTATATGGAGAAAGCAATGAGTCTACATATAGGTTTCCAGTACCATTTAGCATTCCATCTGCAAACTGAATGTTAAAGGAATCGTTATTAATTGACTTTAAGCCCTTATTTCTATAAATAGAATCGTTGCACAAAAAGTCATTAATAAGTTCGTATACTGCAATTTTAATATCTTCTGGAACTGCCTTCCATCCGTATTCTCCACGAACTAAATATGCAGAGTCTTTTCCAAAATATGAAGGGTTTTGTAAAGGATTTTGATCTACCCATTCAGTAATATTTACACCTTCTGCAACAACTTTTATAGAAAACTTACTTGGTGCTACTGCTAGGGTTACATCAAGTAAATCAACAACTGGTTCTTCTGTAGAGTCATATATCAAATAGTCATCAAATATAATCTTATCAAATGATTCAATTCTTTGACCTAAGTGCAAAAGGTCGGTATTTTGTCCATAAGCACCTACTGTCTTATATTCAAACTTAAACTCTGAGTTTATATAAGCATTAATTAAATACCTTGCTTTTCTTTCAAGCTTTTCAATAAAAGCATCTGGTTGACCATTAAGTATACTAACAGCACCATTTGCACCATTTTGAAAGTAATTTTTTATTTCAGATACTGTGGCGTATGGTCTTTTAATAGTGACATCAATGCTATCTGTTGAATATCCATTTACTTGAATTGACTGTATTTCTATTACTAAAGATCTATCATATTTGCAACTATCTGCATTTAAAGTAATATTAAATGATTGACCACCTTGATCTATAATCTTATGCACTCCTGATTGAGTTCCACTTGTATTAACTAAAGATTTTGGAGAAGTTGTATATATATTAAACTTATTTGCATCTGGAGTTGTTTCAACATAATAGGTAGTTGAGGTGTTTATTCCTGTTGGCAGAGACCCAGTTGTGGAAAACTTAATAGCATCTCCATCAATATAATCATGATTTGCCTCAGTAATTAGTGCAGGACTAGCAATACTTATTGTGGCTACTGTTCCAGGATCTTCTGCAAAATTAATTTCTTCATATTGAATATATGTGTCATTTGTATTATCATAAACACTATATACTAGGCTAACTGTATTTTGTGGGGCAGTATATTCAAAACTAGCAGTTCCCAAATCATTTACTAAAACTTCCATTTAAACACCATAGAAAGATTCTACTTCTTTCTTGGTAGCCTCCCTTACTTCATCTGCTTGGTTAGCTAATATTTGCTCTGCCAGCGATTTATTAACAAGCACAAATGGCTCGTCCATATCAAACTTAACACCATTTCCAGCGTAATATCCACCACGCTTAATAGCCATAGTTAAAAGAACTTTTTCTTCTTTTTTAGATTCTACTTTTGCTTCTTGTATTTTTACTTTAACTTCTTCTTTTGTAGGACCGTCTTCATAGTCAAACAATGATTTTGATGATTCTTCATACATTTCCCAAGTAACTTTAGCCTCTTCAATAGCTTCAATAATATCTTGTTTTCTTGCATTCTTTGATATTTCAATATCAAATGATAGACATAAACCCTTAAGGTCTCCGATTGTTTTACTAGATAACATAAATCCTCCTAATTATTAATTATACACTAAAAAGAAGTAAGGGTCGGACAAAAATCCGACCCTTACCAAGATAGCTTGTAACTAAGCAGTTGGTACTGCGTAGGCTACTGCTGACTTTTCTTCTAGTGCTACACCCATACGGACGTAGACTGTGTACTCTACAGAGTCCTTTCGTGGTTGGAACTCACGATGTACTGTAACATCTCTCTGGAAACCCCAAATGCGGTTTGAAGGAAGAGTTAGGTCTACATAGTCTTCTGGATACAAAGGAACTTCTTGAACTGGAAGACCGAAGATGGTGTATTGAGCACCAGCTGGACCGCCAATTCTAGGAGTAACTCCGTCAATTACACGAGTAGCAACATCGTAAGGAACTGAGGTTCCGTCAGTTGTATTAACTGTGCGAAGCTCTGTTAGCAATTCCTGAATATGCTTGCTATTCATGTAGAACTTAAGATCCTGACGGCGAGCCTTGAACTTACGAGGCATTGCATTATAGATTGCTTCGATTGCATCAAGAGTCAACTTTGCGGAAGATCCATCGCCTGAATCAGGAGTAGCTTCCCAAATGCTTGTCATAGTTGCAGCAGCTGCTGCAGCTTCGTGAGCACCTGCGTAGTTAGTATCCTTGATCTGACGGATAAATCCTGCAAGAGTATTGTCATATGTACCGTTACCAGATTCTCCTGGACGACCATTAATTGCAATATCTTCCAAGTCGTTTCCGAATTGAGTTGCCATCAAACGTACAACGTGATCCTCTAGAGACGCACCTTCAATAGAGTCCTCTAGGGATTCTGTTGATAGTTCGTACTGTAGACGGAACTTTGTTGTTGTAAGTTCGATCTTTGTGAATGCTGGAGCACTGTTTGCACCTGTATCATCAGCCTGTGTAGCTTTTGTTACAAGACGTGAACCAACACGGATCTTATCCAATTCCATAGTATTTCCACGCATCGTTACCTTGCGACCATCGTTAGCTAGAACCATCTGATCAAAGATGTATTCGATAAACTGTGTAGATTGTGTTGGGTTAAGAACACCACCTGCGTCACCAGAGTTTCCTAGTGCTGTCATAGCACCAGGAGATGTTAGTGGAGAAAGAACTGTGCCACTTGCTGTGGCTTTTTCTAAAATATCACTCATTTTTATTTTTCACCTGCCTTTTATTTTCTAATTTAAGTATTGCGAGGAACTGAGGAAGCGTCCCCCCCATACAGAATCTGACTTCTGTATAGTTGTTTCTGCGGAACTCTCAAGTTCCCCAGACTTTTTTACAGCGGTATCGTTTTCTACAGATTCCAATCTTCCATTAATTGTTTGTACTGCATTTACGATATCCGCCAAACCTTTGTTGATCTCTTCTAAACGAGAATCATTTTCTACAAGCTTATCGGTTAAAGCTTTTGTTACTTCTGCAACAGTGTTTACAACACCATTAACTGCAGCTGCATTTGTTTCGCCACTCTTTGTAAGAGCCTCGCCAACAAAATTTTTGATTTCACTAAGAGTCTTTTCAAGGTCAGTCGCCTCACCATTATCGGTGGAAGCGTCATCTGCAGATCCCTCTGTATCTACGGATGTTTCGACTGTTTCTTCTGCTACTTCAACTTCATCAGACTTTGCAATTTCTTCTTCTGCTGGAGCTTCTTCAGCTTCAACAATTTCATCAACTACAACTTCTTCTGCTACTTCTACAATTTCTTCAACTGTAGCGTCTTCTGCAACTTCGTTATTTTCAGTCATATCAACACCTCCTTCATTTATTTGGGTGGCAACTAACTCTACGTCATTTGCCTCATTCACTACTGTGTTAGGTAGAGAAACTTCTGTTTGTACGCCAATAGATTTAAGGACTTTAACTGTCCAAGATCTAAGTGTACTCATTCTATGTCCTACAACTGTTTTAGATGGCTTCCAAGAGTCTCCGTCTTTTTCGTAAACTCTAATAGCCACCGCTGGGTCTTCTGGTGTTCCTGTAATTGTAACACTAGAATTTGGTACTTTAATTTTACCATTAGTTACTACTCTTGTTACTTTACCTCTTGCTGTTCCACCTGAAGAGCCCCACTGAACAAAATCTCCAGTGGAATATTCTCCTGCTTTTTTAATATATTTCTTTTTCTTTTTAGGATCTTCTTCAGTCTGAATATCTGAAAATCTTGGATTTTGCTTAGGATATTTCTTTGGAACATCATCACTTGTAATCGTTCCAGGATTAACTGCTTTATGCATTTCAATTATCTTTGACATTGCATTTTCAACATTTGCTTTTGTAATTTCGTCAATCCATCCAATAGATGAAAGCTCTGAACTGCAAGAAGCACACGAATATTTTTCTTCATTTGAAAGATACGCCATTTCTTCTTGTTCACACCAGAATACATTTTGGATATTGGACTTGGAAAACATACCGTCAACAACATCACCATCTAGTGTTTTTTGAATAGAAAAGATATTGGCAAACTGATTAGCAGGTGAATCAACAAGTGATAGTTCTACTAAATCATATTCTTTAATAACACGAACTGTTTTATTTGATTCTTCATCAAGTTCGTTATCTGTGTCTTTAATTGCACCGCCGATTGAAAAACCAGTGAGTGTACCATCAAGAACCATCTCCCAGATGTCTTGAGCACCCTTAGAAACATAAGCATCTACAAAAACTCCTGTGTACTGCTTCTTTGTTTCTGGGTCAAAAAATGTGTCTGATCTAAAAGAAACAACCTTTCCTGCTGGAATAGGTTGATGCATCAATCTTACGTTACCACGAAAGTTTGCAAAAGCTTTTTCTGATGCTTCTGGAAGCACTCTATCGCCTTGTTTATCAATATTATCAAGTGTTGCAAAGCCAGAAACAATACGCTTTTCTTCATCAATCTTAGAAATAGGCATGGTCAAGTTGACGCTGTTACCATTCATAGAAAGCGATGCTTTTTGTAAATTAATCATAACACTTTAATTATACAGTGTTTTTCTTGTTACGGTTGTTGTCTACCTTCGCCTTGTGCATTTCTTGCACCAGTTTGACCTTCATCTGCCTGATTGTTCTGACGCTCTTGGTCTCTTAATCTATTTCCAGATGCTTGTGCTGTTTGCTCTGCAGCCTGTTGAGCGTTGAGTTTAACTGGCTCATCTCCTCCAGGAATACCAGACATTCCCATTCTAGACCTAACTTCGTTAGGAAGAATTACCTGCATTCTTAGATAACGCTCGTCAATCTTAGATTGAGTATCTTCATCTGTAAGAGTAAGTTCATTAAAGTTAAACTTAAACATATCTGTCTTTTCAGAGATAATTGCAGTAATTCTTTTTTCCAAAGCATCCTGTGCTGGGCGAGTAACTTGTTCCTTAAAGCTCTTGTCTGCTTCTTTAGCAGCAGCAAGTGAAAGACCTTCACCTGCACCAACCTTTGTCATTGGAACACGGTGTGCCATAAGGATTTCTTGAAGATTAGACTTACGATATTTGTCAAATGATCCGTCCTGAATACCGTTTTCAACTGGCTCCATCTTAACTTCAACCTTAGAACCTGCTTCATCTCCAGGAAGAGGAACAATAAGTGTTCTATGTGATTGACCACGAAGGTTGTTTTGGAAAAACTCAAATAGCTTTGATTCTGCATCTCTTGAAAGCTTTGCTCCCTTAATCCAGAAAATATAGCGTGGTGTGGCTTTGTTTTCAAAGTATTCTAAGTTAAACTTTGAAGCAAACTCGTTACCTGCCATAGCATTTTTTGCAGGAACAATAGCAGGAACACCATAATAAGTATTTGTTGGTGTGTAATCTGCAAGATGAATAATTTCATTTGGTCTTGGATCTATTCCAACTGGAATTATTACTTCTTCTTCACCGTGAAAATTCTTAAAGAATGAAACTTTACCGCCAACAATCTGAACAAACCCATCACGAAGTCTTCTAACACGCATTGTAGCAGCAGGAATATGACCAATATATCCAACCTCACCAGTAGTTTTTCTACCGATTTCGATATATCCGTTTCCTGTTGTTGCATAGTCAAGGTAGACTTTTGTTAGTGTTTCAGTAAATGTATCATTGTCGTTACGAGTATCTAGCCACTCTAAAATTTCTGCTTTTGCACGTTCTAGCTTTTTTCTACTTCTGTTAAGTTTTTCTGGATTATCTGCTAAATCTTCTAGCATCTGCTTAACCTTTAAAGACAACTGTAAGTCATATCCAAGACCAACAATGTTAGTAACCTTTGCATTAATAGCAGCATAGTTTGCAGCTGAAACCTCATAAGTTTTACCTAATGAGATTAAGTTATATGGAGGCTCTACAACATCAAAAAGACCATAGCCATATTGAAGATAAACAAGTTGCTTTGACTCTGCGTCATCACCGCTAAAACCATTAATTGGGGTTGCATAGGTTGCAGATGAAGAACCTACCTGTCCAGCTTTTTCAAGCTTTCTTTTAGCATTACGCTTAAAGTTTTGATTAAGTCCACGATACTTTAAAAGTTCTGTAGAAGGTGTCATAAAGTCATCAGTAGGAACTATTTCTACTGATTTCTGTAAACTATCAATAGCAATGTCTCTACCAAAAATTATCTGTTGGCTTTGTGGGTTATCGTTATCTTGCACTCTTTCGCTCATTTGCAAAAATTTCCTTCCAGTTGTCTGTATCTCCATAAGGGGTTAAGCCCTCAGCCATTCTTCCAATATCTTCTGCTGCTTGTTCATCAGTTACTCTACCAACTCCAGGCATAAATTTTGCTACCCCGTCTGGTTTTCCCCAATACGCTGCTGCTTTTCCTAACAAGTTCATGTTTCTAATATCATGCTTCATTGAAGGAATGTTTAGAGTATTACCATCATCGTCTTTAAACGGCTCTCCGTTTGGCAGGATCCAGACATAAATGCCATATTCTGCACTTGACTCAACCGCCTGTACACCTTGTTTCATATTATTCATACCACTATGATACCATTTTTACTCTGTTATTGCATACTGCGGTGCAGACTTATAAGTTACTTTTCCTACCGCTGTTGTACTGGAAGCACTTGTAGGGGTAAGCTTAGCATCAGAATATAGATACTTTTTATTTCCAAACTCATAAATTTCATTTTCTGATAATTCTTCTTTAGTAAAAGTTACAGAATAAGTTACTGCTTTACTTGATAAGATATTTGTAGCATCATTTAAGTCAGATACTGTATACAAGAAATATTTGCTTGATGTGTCATTAATTACTAGTATTTTTTCTCCAGGCTTAATAAATTTTCCACCAGAAATTATGAGCTTTTGTCTCTCTGTCAAGTTTTCATAATGAACCTTGTCTCTAAAATATATATCAGTTGCTTTGGCAATCTCTGAAGTTAAATTAGCAACCATTGCAATTTTTAGGTATGGCTCTTCAGCAATAAAATATGCTTCTTGACCAACAGCTTTAATTAATCCATAGCCCCTATTAGTTTTAGTTGCTGGAGGAACATAGTTCTTATTTTTAACACCAAACTTAATGGTTACAACATTTCCACTCACAGCTGAAATTACTGCTCCAGGATCAAAGTAGTTCTCTGAGGTTGCATTTCTATTCTTAACCATATCTGCAACCTGAACACCTGATGCACTCTTTAAAGTTACTTTTGTTGACCAAACATCAGATTTTCTTTCACGATTTATAGTTCCAGAGCTACCTTTAAAAGTTTGCACCGTTCTTATGTTTCTTACTGAGTCCAAACTAGAAACTGTGCCAAGAATTGTTTTGTTATCTTTGTCAACTCTAACAGAACCAGCCATCAAATATTTTGTGTCTGTTACAGGTATAACTTTTTGTGAAACAACAGCTTTAGCTGCCACTTTTTTTGTGAGTAAGGCATTTCCACTAGATGCACCATAAGAAATTGAAAGTGTTTCTGTTTCAGCTCCACCAATTAATTCATTATATATAACTCCAGAAGATAACAAATAATCACATTTTACTGAGGTATAGTTTTCTACTGTAACATTTTGTTGATCAATTAGCTTAACCTCTGTTGATTTAGTTGACTTAAAGTTACTTGGAATATTACCAATAAAATTATTATATAAATTATCTAGCGAACCAAGTCCATTATTTGTAGTAAGTTTTTTATCAAATATCATTAATTGATCTATATAAACACTTGTTACAAAAGCAGATTCTGGGTCTCCAAGAATTATTTCAACTGGTGATCCTTCAACTATTGAGAAAGGATTTGTAAAAACAAGTGTTATCATTTGCCATTCATTTGTTTTTACTGGATTATCTATTGCATGATATACTGCTCCATTAACATATGTTGTAGCATCTGCAAGGGTTTTTGCTCCAGAAAAATTATTCACACTAAATTGTTTGTTTCCAACTTTTATAATCTTTAAAGAGTTTCCCGAACCTGAACCTTTTTCAATATAAGCCATAAAGGATACTGTGCTAATTCCAGATGTTAATTGCATAACACCTGCTGTACCGTCTGGTAACTGTGTTGTAGCATTTGCTTCTGTAACATAAGATCCATTTGGAGAATAACCTGTAAGTGTTATGTTGTTTCCAGATGAAACTGAAACAACTTTTGAGTCACATGAAAATGGGGTGGTTCCTTGTGTTCCTTGAATTTCAGAAACGGATACTGTATCTCCAACAATAAACGGATTATCGTCTAATGTATATACTCCACCAGAAACATTTGTTATTTGTGCAAACTTTTGAACACTGGTAAAGTCATGACTAATCTTTGCATATGATTCTTTTAATTTAAGACCAGACTTGTATCCATTATAAAAGAATGGCATTTCAATAAGGTCTGGGATATTACATTCATTAGACTTTAAATATATCTTTGCTGGATTACCGCCAGGACTTGAGTTATTTAAAACATAATCTGCACCATCATTGTTTAACGCATATGAAGCAACTCTAAAATAGTTCAAGTACGGTGGCTGGTCTGTTAAGTCATCTGTATAAAAATTAAATGTAAAAGACAGTGCATCTACTGGGTTTGTTGTAGAATTTTCGGTCTGTGTGGTTTTTTTATTTAGCCAAGATCCTGAAGTAATAACTCTTTCAAGATTTTCATTTGTATAAATATTTGTTGATAACACTTCAGATCCGCCAGAATATTTCTTTTCATCTAAAGACATGAATAATGAATGAGAATAAGCTGGATGTCCAACCTCAACACGACAAGCACCAGTTACTTCAGAAAGCGGTGGGCATAAAAACTGTTGATCTACATCAATAATAGCCTGTGCATATGACTTAATCTTAAATCTACGCTCTTCTGTGTTTGGAATTGCCGTGTAGTAATGTTTAAAGTTTTCTCCCTCTATTTCACCATATGTATCATATAGCGATGCATTATCTTTATGAATACCAACAATTTTTAATAATTTAGAATCTGATATTGCATTACTAACTTCAAGCTTTCTAGCATCTTCACCATCAAACCATGTGTTATCTGAACCAAATCTTGCATAAGCAGAAGGTATTTCAGGAAGTGTTAGTGGTGTAACTACTTGGCTACCATTAGTTAAAAAGAAAACATTAGATGTTCCAGTAATATCTTTATAGTATCCAACATAAAATTCTGTAGATAGTGTGTGACCTTCTTTTAAGGTTGTTACCGTTCCATTAATATCTACCTTTATTTTATTAACTGTTGACTCTGTTATTGTATAAAACTCGATATAATTTTGTGAGGACTTAGACCCAATGCTTAATAAAACTTTTTTAGTTAAATCATATGTTCCGTTTTTAAACTTTGCTGCCCAACCACCAATAGATTCTGGAATAATTGAATTAATGTTTTCAATTTCTAAATAAGAACCGTTAAGAAAAGTATATGTATCCAATGCATCTAATTTGGTAAACAAGGAAGTATCTAAAATAGATGTATTTTCTGAAAAATATGTTCTTGGCTCTTGTTTGTTTTTTATAGTAAGCAGTCCATTGTTAATTAAACAGTTATTTGCTTCTGTAATACTCCAAGCAGTTCCTGGACCCATATCATATTTATTAATTTCTTTATGACCATCCATAGAAAAATTATAAAAAACTCCACCATTAGAGTTAACTATTTCGGACGGTAGACTGTAACCTGTTCCATAAATAAAATGCTTTAATGCTTTTTCTCTTTGAAGTTGATAAGAATATAAAGATATACAGTCATACTCAACTATTGCTACTAAATCTGGTTTTGAGAAATAAAAATACTCATCATCTGGATCATATGCTGGAAACAAAGAATCTGGATTAGTAATTCTTTTTGTTCTACTAACACCATTTACAATAAGAGTAATTGCATCTGAAGAATAGATAGCAACAATATGAAGTGGCTTATTAGTTGTATCAATAGGGGTAGACACTTCATAATACTTTGTTGCAATTCCTAGCCTAAATACAATATAATCATTTTTAACATATATAGATGTTGCATAGTCGTCTAATGCAGAATTATCCACATCTTTTTTATACATAAGAGTTGACATTTCATTACTAGATGAACTTAGTTTTACCCAAAACTCTAAAGATGAAGAATTTCTGGAATCTTTTAAAGACATCTTATCTAAAGAAGGTACTCTAATATATCCAGAATCACTTGTTATTTTAATAGATTGCTTTCCACCATAAATTAAAGGAAGCCCAGTTGCTATAACATTTGAATACGTTCCAGTATAATAGGTTCTAGTAGTGCTATTGGTGTAAGTTTTATACAAAAAAGAATCTGGTCTTACTATTAAATTATATTTTCCACCAGTTCCAGCAACATTTGTAAAACCTGTACCAGAGGCAGTAAAGGTATATGCTCCAGAAGTTCCTCCAACAGCAGTAACAGTAACAACCTGATTATAGTTACCACCAGAAACACCTTGAATGTTTATTATTTGACCAATTACAAATATCTG